TAGCGCAACTGGTAGAGGCAAGGGATTTAAGCTCCCTCTAGTGTGGGTTCGAATCCCGCCGTGGGTACCATGCAAGGGAAAAAAGCTGTGGAGATTATCGACAACAAAGCCTTGGTGCTGGAAACAGAAGACTCAACTGTGGTGCTAACACTGATAGGCAAAAGTCGTTTGGTCGAAGACAACAAAGTAGCGGTAAAGTGGGATTACGAAGGGGCTAAAGCTCTAGCGGCGCTCGGGCATATGGATACCCCGTCGCCTATCTTGCGCGACTACAAATGGAGCGGAAAACACCAGCCGTTCGCGCACCAAAAGACTACTGCCTCATTTCTGTCCATTCGTGACCGTGCTTTCTGCTTTTCCCAAGCCGGCACGGGCAAGACGGCTTCTGTCATTTGGGCAGCCGACTATTTGATGAAGATAGGGGAAATCAAACGTGTGCTTATCGTCTGCCCGCTGTCCATCATGCGCGCTGCGTGGCAGCAGGACTTGTTTACGTTCGCCATGCACAGGACATGTTCAGTCGCCCATGGCGACGCTCGCGCTCGCCGCAAAATAATCAACGAAGGGGCGGAGTTTGTCATCATCAACTACGACGGCATGGAAGTGGTGAAATCTGCGCTTATGGAGGGAGGCTTCGACCTTGTGGTTGCCGACGAGGGCACCGCGCTAAAGACGGCCACAACCAACCGCTGGCGCGCTTTCCGAGATATTTCGACTGTTATTCCTCGCGTGTGGTTACTGACAGGCACGCCGGCAGCGCAATCCCCACTGGACGCATATGGCTTAGCGAAGCTAGTCAACCCCGGCGGTACACCCAAATATTTCGGCGCGTTTCGAGACAAGGTGATGTACCGGGTGACCCAGTTCAAATGGGCACCCAAGGCTGCCGCAGAAACTATCGTGCATCAGATGTTGCAGCCGGCCATTCGTTTCGAGAAAGCCCAGTGCTTGGACCTGCCGCCCGTTGTGCATGTGGCGAGGGACGCCCCGCTGACACCGCAGCAGCGGAAATACTACGATGTTCTCAAGAAGAAGATGCTTATCCAAGCCAGCGGAGAAACCGTTACCGCCGTCAACGCGGCGGTTGGTATTAACAAGTTACTTCAAATATCGGGCGGGGCGGTTTATTCCGACGACGGGGAAGTCATCGAGTTCGACGTGAGCAACCGCATGAATGTGGTGCTGGAAGCTATCGAAGAAACCGAGCACAAGGTGCTGGTCTTTGTGCCGTTCACGCATACGATTGAGTTGCTGAAAGCAAGACTGGAGAAAGAGGGTATTACGTGTGCTGTTATTGACGGCAGCGTTTCGATGAATAAGCGCACGGATATTATCAACAAGTTTCAGAACCAGCCCGACCCCCACGTGCTTATTATCCAGCCGCAGGCGGCAGCACACGGAATTACTCTAACTGCGGCTAACACTGTTATCTGGTATGCTCCGGTGACTTCGGTGGAAACTTACCTGCAAGCCAACGCCCGCATCGACCGACCCGGACAGAAAAACAACATGACCGTGGTGCATATCAGCGGCAGCGAAGTGGAAGCCAAGCTGTACAAAATGCTGCAAGAAAATCTGGGGAACCACCAGAAGCTGGTGGATTTATATAGGGAGGAAGTGGCTTGACACCATCAAAGTCATAGGTTAGACATAGACCACAGAAGGGAGACAGTATGACCGACACACCGCAAACCGGCGAACTTGTTCGCGCCTATATCAAAATCCGCGATGCAATGGCGGACGCGGAGGAAGCCCACAAAGAGCGTGTCGCTGCCATGAAGGCACAGTTTGATGTGCTCGCAGCAGCGCTGCTTGACGTGTGCAACACCATCGACGCCGACAGTATCAAAACCCCGTTTGGGACGATTACCCGCAAGGTTACGACCCGCTACTGGACCAACGACTGGGAGTCCATGCACCGCTTCATCAAGGAGCACGACGCACTGGACCTGTTGGAACACCGGCTGCACAACGGCAACGTGAAGCAGTTTCTGGACGAAAACCCCGACCTGTTCCCCATGGGGTTGCAGGTGGACAGCAAGTACGCCGTGCAGGTGCGGCGCGCACAACCGAAGAAGACGGAAGGAATGGAAGATGAGTGAAGAATTGGCGAGAGCGCTGACGAGTGGCGAAACGTCGGTATTCCCGCGAGAAACCCCCGAAGAGCAGAAAGCCATGCGTGAGCGGTGGGCACGCGAGACGGCTCTGGAAAACGCTATCCGATTGGTTACGGCTGCTAGCTACGGCGGTACCGTTAGTGCTAACAATGTTGTCGCCGTCGCGGAGCAGTTCGCGGCTTTTGTCGAAGGAGAAACCAAGTGAGTGATGTAACGATCTTCAAGCAGCCCGGTGCTATCGTCGTCAAACGCGAACTCAGCGCCCTCGCCAAGACACTGGCGTCGTCCAACACAACCCGCAAGCTGGTCACGACCAAGAGCGGCACTTTCAAGCGCAAGGTTAACGGCGAGCTTTTGCCGGGCGCAGTGCGCGGTGCGGTCGAAGTCATTGTCGTCAATACCCTACCCAAGGTCAGCCGCGTCTATTACCCCGGTCAGTACGACCCCGACGCCACACCGTCGCTGCCTGATTGTTGGTCCGATTTGGGCGACAAGCCGGACCCGGCGGCGGAAAACCCACAAAGTGTTTCGTGCGCAACTTGCAAGCAGAATATCGCTGGGTCGGGGAACCGTGGGGGCCGTGCTTGTCGGTTCAAGCGTAATCTGGCCGTGGTGTTGCCGGGCGACCCGACGCGGGAAATCTACCAGTTTGGTGTTCCGTCTATGTCGCTGTTTGGCAAGGGCACGGGCAACACCCACCCGTTCGAAAGCTACGTGAAGTTCCTGATCGCCAACGGCGAGTCGCCGGACAACGTGGTGACAAGCATTTCCTACGCGGACGACGACCAGAACCCCGACGTTGTGCAGGTGGTTTTCACGCCAATTCGGAATTTGACCGACGCTGAATACGAAGCAGTCGTAGCGGCGCAAGAAACCGAGGACGCCAAGAACTACGTCAAGGTCATCGCCGGGACTATCGTCAAGGGCGAAAAGAAGGAAGTCGCCGCAGCGCCGGCCACCAAAGTGGTGGAGGAAGTGCAGCCCAGCTTGTTCGGGGATGCAGAGTCAGAAACTTCGGCTGAACCAGAGCCGGTGAAGCGCGCCGCCAAGAAGAAGCCGGAAGCTACGCCAAAAACTCCACTGGCCGATGTTATCAGTCAGTGGGGTAGTGAGGACGATTGAGCATGAGTCGCGGTTACTCCAAGAAATTGGTCGAACTGGTTAACCGCGATAGCGCTGACCACATTGGCGCTGCCCTAGGCCGGCTGTGTGTGGAGAAATCCATACCAGTCATAAAAGTGGCAGCGACCTTTGGCGTGAGCCGGCAAACTGTGTATAACTGGTTCTGCGGGGCGTGTGCTCCGCAGAACTTGGTTGTCGAGCGCATCGAAGCGTTTATCAAAGACAATAGCTGAGCTTTGGCGATAATTTATCGGGGGAGGCGGTTGCGCGGGGCCGTCGGGTAGCTGGTGCCTATGGAAAATTTTGATCTTCTCGAAGCGGTTCAGCCGGCAACGGGGTGGTTCGCTATAACCGGCATCAAAGGCGGTAACAATGTTAGGCAGAAGCTGGTCTCCACAAGGTCGGCGGCAGAACAAGTCGTAGCCCAATATCTGAACGAAGAGCGCGACGTGTATTTCGGCGTCGCCAAGTTCAAGGACGGCAGCAGCCGGACCAAGCCCAATGTGTTGGCTCTCCGGTCATTCTGGGTCGATCTGGACTGCGGCGAAGACAAAGCCCAACCTAACAAGAAAACAGGCCGCCCGCAGGGATACATCGACCAAGCATCGGCGCTCGTGGCGCTACGCGCTTTTTGCCGGACTACTGGTCTACCCAAACCTATCATTGTTAATTCAGGGCGCGGGGTACACGCATACTGGGCGGTGGACCGAGACATAGCGCCCCGCGTCTGGGAGCCCGCCGCAGCAGCGCTGAAAATACTATGCGATAAAAACGGTTTGTGGGTGGACCCCGCTGTGTTCGAGACAGCGCGCGTACTGCGCGTTCCGGGCACCCTGAATTTCAAGGAAGACCCGCCGCTACCGGTAGAAATGCTGGCCGCAGCGCCGCCGATGAACTTCGAAGTTTTTTGTGAAAAAGCGGGGGCACAGCCGGATCAGCCGGAACCGATACCGCCGGGCAAACGAGAACTTACCCCACTCGCGCAGGCGCTAGCAGCGTCGCGTGTTGCGTCGTTCAAGAAAATAATGCTGCGCAGCAGCAAAGGGGAAGGCTGCCAGCAGTTGCTAAACATATACTTGGAGCGCGAGACGATTTCCGAGCCGCGTTGGTTCGACGCGCTCTCTGTTGCGCATTTTTGTGACGACCGCGATACAGCCATACACAAACTATCCAAGGACCACCCCGACTACGACCCAGCCACCACGGAAGCGAAAACCCAGCATATTGTCGGGCCGCATACGTGCGCTGTGTTTGAAAGAAACAACGGTGGTGGTTGCGACGGTTGCCCCCACAAGGGCAAGATCAAAAGTCCGATTGTGTTGGGTTATGAGGTGGCCGAAGCCGCCGCCGAAGATAACATTGTTGTCGACACCGTCGCGGGGAAAGCTTACACTATCCCTCCTTATCCGTTTCCGTTTTTTCGCGGCAAAGCCGGCGGCGTGTACATGAAGCCAGCCGAGGACGAAGCGGAGCCAGTACTGGTTTACCCGAGGGATATTTATGTCGAAAAACAGATGACGGACCCGGTCGCTGGCGCAGTCATGGTCATCCGTGTGCATTTACCGAACGGGAAAGCGAAAGAATTTACTATTCTCAACACTCAGTCCACCGACAAAAGCGAATTCCGCAAAGCACTGGCATGGCACGATGTCATGGTGACCAACGACAAGCAGTTCTCGCTGCTACACTATTTCATAAACAGTTTTCTTGACGTGCTCAGGACTAAAAAGGAACCGGAACTGATGCGGACACAATTCGGTTGGGCTGATAATGACCACAAATTCATTATCGGGGACAGGGAGATTTCCGCTGACGGCACCTTCCACAGTCCGCCGTCTTCTGTCACGACAGCGCTAGCGGAACACATGCGCCCCAAAGGCACGCTGGAAAAGTGGAAGCAGGTGTTTAGCCTGTATGGACAGCCGGGGATGGAACCCAACGCGTTTGCCGCCGCTACGGCGTTCGGAGCGCCGCTGCTCAAGTTTCTCGGGCAACGGGGTATGATGATTAACGTCATCCACCCCAGTTCGGGTACTGGCAAAACGACAATTCTGCATATGTGCAACAGTGTATACGGGGCACCGGACCGGCTGTGCGCGGTCAAGGAGGACACACTGAACTCCAAGATCATGCGGCTTGGCATCATGAACAACCTGCCGTTCACCGTTGACGAAATAACCAACACCACGGCCGCCGATTTCTCGACACTCATCTACAACATGACGCAAGGACGCGGTAAAGACCGGGTGAAGTCGTCGGCCAACGAAATGCGAGTCAACCTTACCTCGTGGGCGACTATCTCACTGTGCAGTTCGAACTCGTCGTTCTACGAAAAGATGGCGTCGGCAAAAACCAACCCGGACGGCGAGACCATGCGCCTTCTGGAATACAAGATTGAGCCTAACACTGTTATCGACACTGCGTTTGCCAAGCAGATGTTCGACCACCAACTCATGCACAACTACGGGCACGCGGGCGATATCTACGCCAAGTGGCTGGTCTCCAATCTTGAAG